TGGAGAGCGACTTGCGTCGGTTCCGTATCGAAGGCCATCGCTTCCTTCAGATGTTCCCACGCGCTCGCGCTCTGTCGGACCTCCGCAATGAGCAAAGCTCCCGCCAGGGCAATCAATGCGGGAATCAGAAAGGTTCCAAGTTGGGCAGCCATTGCCGCCTTGATGGCCGTTAGATTCTGCAGTCCATGCCCCAGGACCGCTACGGCACTCCCGATGCTTGCAAAGCTGCTGAGTAATTGCCCGCCGATCAGCAAGAGCGGGCCGGCCGCCGCGACTACGCCGAGCAATGCCAAGCTGGTGGTTTGGATCGGCGCTGGCAGCTCGGAAAACCACTTGATCATCTGCCCGACGGCATCAATCGCGGGACGTATCGCAGTAACCATTCGATCAAGTACGCTTAGCAGTGTCACGCCGAGCGGTTCCAGAGCCAACTGGACATTATTCTTCAGGAGTTGCATCCGCTCCGAGAAACTCAAGGTGTCAGCGGCCGCGGCGTTGATCGTCTCTTTGCCGCTCTTGAGCGACTTGACCATCTCATCGATCTGGAAGCGGCCCTCAATGATCGCGCGTGACATATCCACTGCGGCACGCTTGCCGAACACTTCGAAGGCGATGGCCGTCGCTTCTGATTCTGTCTTCGCACCACGGATGGCAGCTTGTACCTCTTCAAGCGCCTTCTGTGGCTCGAGACCAGCCTTGGCGAAATTCGCCAGTGCAAAACGCAGGCCACTTAGCACGGTCTCTAGGTTCACCCCTTCCTTCTCCCACTTCCCGAGAAGTGCGGCGCCTTCTTCGAGAGAGAATCCGAGCGCGCGAAGCGGGGCGCCGAACTGCACCACCAATTCGGTCAACCGCGTCACACCTATGCCGGTGGTTTGTGTCACGCGATAGAGATAATCGAGCGCTTCCGATTGCTTGCCGGTCTCGACGGACCAGTCGCCGAAAAGCCGAGTGGTCGCTGCAATCAGGGGACCGACTTCCGTGGCGGTGAGGCGGGCCAGATTGAGCATCTGGGTGGCCAGCGTTTCCAAACCAGGCCCGGTGAGCCCAAGGCGCGCGTTCAGGTCGGCAATCGTGGATGCGACAGTGGCAATTGGGGCGGGCACGGCGCCGACAACAGACCGGAAGGTTTCCCCGAGCGACGTGAGAGCCGCGCCAGTCGCGCCTGTGCCGGCGCGAATCCGATCCATCCCTTCATCGAAGTCAATGGCAGACTTCACGAACGCAGTCGCGGCCGCAGCGATGGGGAGGGTCAATGCTACGGACATGCGCGTACCGATATCAGTGAGCTTGTCGCCGATCTTGTCGAAGCCACGGAATGAACGATCGGCGTCGTTGACCGTCTTTGTCAACGTCCGCGACACATCGGCCATCGCGTTCTCGAAGCCGTCGATCTTGGCTCCGACTGTGACCAGTAAACTGCCGAGGCTAGCCATTACTTCGAGGTGGTCCCGTGCGATTCCATACCGCCTGCGCGATACGGAAGCTAAGGCTCATTTCAGCGGGAGTCATCCAACGGCGTTCCATCACGCCATCTTCATCGCCCGGGAAAATATCTTTCCATGTCAGGGGCTTCCGACGAGAATGCTTTCGTCCGGCGAAAGCTCCGGCTGCATTGATGACCGTTGCGGTGAGAGTTCCGAATCGGATGTTCCAATCTCGCTGTTCTCTTCGATAGTGCTCGATGCGGGCGAAGAGTTCGCATTCGAGATGACCGTCCCAGAACTCGGTTCGATCAAGTCCGAGACGTTGCGCGCAGAAGGCGAAGAGGTCAACCCAGTCAGTTTCTCTATCGCCGCCCTCTGCGCCTGATCGAGCAGCGTCTCGATGTCTTTTTTTGAGGCTTTGCCTTGACTCATTGCGCTCATGATCGCCGCGAGATACTCGCGACCAGCGTCGCCAGGGAATTGCTCCTCGAACTCAGGGATCGACTCAGGGACTCCGATGAGCAGGTGGGATTTTTCGTCCCAGAGCATCGCGTGAAGAAGTCCGGGAACTGCGCCATCCCCGATCTTGGTGAGAACGTCGGCGATTTCCATGCCGAAGTAGGTGGAGATGCGGCGGCGTGCCCCCAGGGTGAAGCGCAGGTTGCGCTCCACCCCATCAGGGCAAACCACATTAACGGGCACAGGTGCGTTCATGGCTCGCCGCAATTACCCGATGACCGAAGTGTAGGGCTCGTACCGCACGAAGGACGAACCGTCGAAGACGACCGAGGCCTCCACGACCTGGGGATCGGCCATCTCCGAAGTTGGTTTGAAGCTGAAGACGCGGCCCTGGAATTCATAGGCCTCGAACAGCGTCGTCGCCACGTCTGGATCGGCAGGGAGTTCGATGCGCCACCAGAGCTGGGTCTGGTTTTTCAAGTAGTCGAATAGCGCGTTCTGATTCGGCGATGTCCCCGTGTATGCGTCGCGCAGCATCGTGATCGACATGTCCTCGACCTCCTGAAGGCCGGCGATGTTGCGCTTCCACTTGTTGTTTGCGTGAACGGTCGTGTCCAGCTTGTCGGATTGCAGGGTCGGGACGTTAACTTCCTTCACCTGTTCCAGTTTTTTCCACGTGTGGGGCGAGCCGGTCGCGTAAGCGACCCTCACGCCCATTCCGATCAATCCACCCTGTGCCATTGTGTGGTTTCTCCTTCCGGCGTCTCGCCGGTAGTTTTAGTTGGCCCGGTCGCCCCGAGGGGCACCGCCGGGCCGGGCGGTTTATGCGGGGCGTCTCACGACGGCCCGCAGAACGCGGTGCAACAGCCGGGCGAACAGCGATGGTGGCCGCGGCTGAATGGAGATCGGTTCCTCCGGTTGATCCGACTCGTCGGATTCCCGCCGGAACGTGTGCTGCGTCTTGCCCATGCAGAGATAAGCGCCCTCGCGGATCTCAACCGCGCGCGCCCCGCACTCTGGGCATGGGGTCGTCATTGCAGAGACTCGAAGATGGTGAACTCAAGAGCTATGTGATGGACGCGCGTTTCGTCGTCGTAGGGCAGCGTGCGGTCGTTCTGCCAAAAGCACACCAGTCGATCCGCGCGATAGTCCGCGAGTAAGTTGCGGACGGCGACAGCGACGGCCCGGGCGGAGGAATGCGAATCCCCGTAGCACGACACCTGATAGAAGTCCCACTTGCGCAGATCCTCCAATCCGCTGTGTGTGTACAGCGGCTCGACGCCGACCGGGAAGTGAATGATGTAGGGTCTCGTGAGGTTCTGATGGCCGCCTGGCACCTTTATCCGCGCCACAGGCACAAGAGCCGTAACTGCGGCATCCCCGCTCAGCACGGAATGGATTTTCTCTTCGATGTTCACGGTTGGAGATTTTTGGAGGAAGTTGGAGGAAGTTGGAGATTTGCCAGTAAGCTACTGAACCCACTAGGTTTAGGATGTCGCGTTTGATGCTTTTCAGCGCCCGAGGGCTTGGGCTATGACTTTCTGGAACCCTTCGATGATGATCTTCGCCATTGCGCCCCTGGCGGAAGTGATGGCCGGGCGAAAGAACGGATGCGCCTGCGCGCCGTGCCTGCCGTACTCGACGATATTCGCGTACGGTGCCGCGCGTGGTCCGCGGCGCGACACGCCAGCGAGCACGTTGGGCTTTTCGATGGCCTTCTTCGTCGCGAAAATAGCATCACGGAGCCGGCCAGTTCGAACCGGGACGAGCGCCTTGGCGCGATCGCGCAGGACCATCGCAGCTTTCAGGAACTCTTCTTTGAGCATGATGCCCGCGCTGTTATCCGTGTACTTCAGGATGCGCTCGAGGTTGTCGTACGTCTCATCGACACCATCGATCTTCGCGTGCTTGGCTGCACGACGGATCGAAGCGCGAGTTACTGCTGCTCGTGGCATGGGCGCGTCTAGGCGACGTGATCCTTGCAGATCATGTAGAGGTGATGGTGTCGATTCTTGGGCACGTCTTGAATGTCCAGAATGTCCAAGGTCTGAGTTCCGAACGTGATATACATCTGCCTGGTGAATGTCACGCCGGGCTGATATCTGATGATCACCCTGTAGCGCGCATCCGCCCAGCGTTGTGCGAGCTGGAAAAGCTCCCGCCCGCTGAGCGATTCGACCATCGCACAGAATGGCCCGATCTCCGTCTCGCCGCCAGCATCCTCGCCATAACTGTTCTGTGCGGATGTGGCCGTCGACGGGTCCGTGAAGCGAACCCGATGTCTCAATTGGCCGATGCGTGGCACCCGTCAGGTACTCCTAAAAGATCCAGGCCGGCGAACGTGCCGGGGCCGTACTGGCTCCACAACACCTGGCACTCGCGCTCCTGCCATGGCTCGCGGTCAACGTTCAGATATTCCATGAGCTCCAGGTACGGCTCCCACCAGCCAGCCGGGACCTCCTGCCGCTGAAGGCCGCCTTCGTCCAGCGCCAGGCTGTAGAGTTTGTCGATATCCCCCACTGGCTTCTGTGGCCAGCGCAACCGCTCACTCATCTTGTACAGCGCGTGCTTGGCCACCAGCCGGCGCCAGGATGCGAACTGAAGGTGCATGACCCCACCGGGAATCCCGTACCAGCGGCAAGCGCAGCGCGAGCCATGCGGCTCGCGGTGATGGTGATCGTAGCCGCCCTTCGCAAACCAGGAGCAAGCCGCCGTGTCCGCGAATGCCACGCTGGTAATTGATCGGCCCCCGAATATTCCGCTATCCGAGCGATAGTGCGAGATGGATCGCCAGAGGTTTCTCATCGGGATCTGCACGTAGCTGCTGAGCGGCAACTGGCGGATCTGATCGCGGATCGTTGGCAGCAGGTTGCCGCTGAGCACTTCGTCCGCATCCACCAGCGCGATATGCGTTGCGCCGGCCATCCGCGCGTGATCGAGCAATCGCTGGCGGTGTTGCATCTCGCGCCACGTACCATCCTGATCTGCCAGAACGGTCAACCGGCCAGGATATTCGCACGTGATCTCATCGAGGATGTCGGATGTGCCGTCGGTGGAGGAGTGGTTCAGTACTACAGCGCCGTCGCACCACTTCAATGCGGCTCGCAAAGACAGGCCCAGCACCCAGTCCTCATTACGGACGGGCATGATGGCGATGAGTTTCACTGGCCGAAGCTGTTTGTTTTAGTAAGCGCCGTCGGCTACCAGGTCGGTCTGATCCGTCTCTCCGCGGCGGTAGCTGAACACCGCCGGCGCATCGGTCAGCCGCATCCCGAGCTTCCAGGCGATGACGCTCAGCGCCGTCTGATCGTGGCGATGCCCGCGGACGCTCACAGGGCCGCAAGGCGCGCACCGCCCACTCAGTCCCATGTGCGCGTAGTCCGGGTGGTTCCGATTGCACCAGGGGCCACAGAACGCGCGGGTCTGGGCGAGTCGGAGGTACTCGTCCATCGCCGCGCGTCCCGTGGGGTGTCGCAGGTTCAGCCCGAAGGCCGTCGCCACGACATGCGGGATCTGCCAGTTGTCCTCGGGCGTCACTCCGAGGTACGGATAGGCGGCGTCGCAGGTCCACTCTGCGTTCGCCCACCCGTTGCGGCAGATCCAGTGCCCATCGGTCTCGATCTGCTGCCATAGTCGATCCAATGGGCGAAGAGGAAGAATGCAGGCATCGGCCCACAGAACAAGATCAGAACCGCCTTCGGCCGCTACGCGCATAGCGTGAGCCTTGAACGCGTAGGGCACGTCGAGGTGAGACGGGCTGTGCGGTGGCATCACGTCCGCCCAGGTCAGTATCTCGGCAGGGTCGATGTATGGCGAGTCACGAAGGCGCCGCTGGCCGATGACGTAGTGCCCGGTCGCGACGTTGACGATGCAGCGTCTCATCGTGCGTACACCACGTTCGTTCCGTTCAGGCACACCTGCCGATATCCCTTTTCATGCGCTGCCTGGCTGCATTCCACGATCCGCTGATCGTGCTCAACGCAGATGCACGAAGGGTACAGCGCTGTTTCCAACAGCGCAAGGAACACGTTGACGCTGGTTCCTTCGGTATCGATGTTAACGAAGTCGAACCCGCCTCCTCCGAACTGATTGAAGAGATCTCGAATTGTCAACACGGGCGTGTAGAAACTGCCGCGAAACTTCGCGTGGGCTTTCCAGGCGTCATAATTCGCGCGCTCTGTAGTACTCACCGCATCATCACTGGCCCAGAGATTAACGCAGCAGCGCTCGGGACCGATGGCCGCCAGAATCAGAGTGATCCGCTCGTCGTTACCGTACTCGTTGAGCAGCGACATGAACGGGCCTGGCGACGGCTCGATCATGATCCCGGACCAGCCGCGTTCCCAAAGGACGCGGGTATTTGAGAACGCAGTCGGGTGCCACGCGCCGATGTCCAGAAACCGGCCGTGCTCCGGCGTGTTGGCTAGGATGAACTGATCCTCGCCGTACTGCGAATAGGTCGGTGCTGTTTGCGCTGCGCTCATCTGACCCGGCCTCGAATGCTCACGACGGTGCAGTAGCCGCGAAAGAGCACGGTCGCTCCGTACTTCTGGAACTCGTTCCCTTCAAAGCGTGTTCGATGTCTCTCGTACTCGTTCCCGAATGTCGCGCCCTGCTCTGAGACGCCGGTCGGTACGGAGATGATCAGGTTGCGGTTCCATTCGATCAACGCATCGAGGAATCCCACGCCCTGCTGCTTTTCGAGATGTTCAAGGCTGTCGATCATCAGGACAAGATCATAACCGCTCGGAAGATCATCGGCGGTGAAGTCGCCGATTTCAACGTGATCGTAGGCATACCAGCATGGATTGATGTACGCGCGATGCGCCTCCCATCCATCAATCGTTCGTTGCCACTGATCCGGGCGACAGCGACCATACATCCCATCCAGAATCTCTCGGCAGAGCACGCCGTACTTCCCGAAGCCGACGCCCAAGTCGGCTACACTTTCCGGTTGAAGCCGATAGACCTCATCGAGGATCGCCGGGATTCCGTGAACATCACTTATCGGCACTGTGTCCTTCCGATGATGTACGGCCCCTGCGGCGCATCGAGAACCGAGAGGCCCCTGCCGTGGGGTAGCAGGCCGAGCCGGTAAAGCACGAACGAGAGCGCCGCTTCATCGTGCCGATGGCCAAACACGTTCGGATCGTGCGATACGTGGCCCTGCCACTTCTGGCCCCACGGCTGCATCGGCTCGCCAGGTTTGTTGATGTGTGGCCCGTCGAACGTACCGCGCCCATAGAGATCCTTCCAGCCCTGCCAGATCGAGCAGCCGATGGGATGCTGCATGTCGAGTCCAACAATTCCCGAGTAAACCAGATCGATCCGATGGGCCGTTGCCCGATCAATCCCGAAAACGCCGAGCGCGCTGTCTGAACACCAGTTCCCGAGCTGGCCCTGTGGGCCTGGCACATACCAGCCGTCCTGCTCGATGCTTTCCCAGAGCGGGTCGATGGCCGCGACTGGGGAGAACGAAGTATCCATCCACAGTAGGAAGCGGTAGCCACGGGCTAGTGCTTCCGCGAGCGCGTAAATTTTGAAAGCGTACATTCGCTGATCTTGCGGCGGGCACCCGGGGGGGTAGTCGGAATAGAAGAGCAGGTCAGCATCCTGGCAATGAATCTCACAGGCCGCGCGGGACGCGCGATGCTCGGCTTCGTAATGCTGCCTGATGCCGCACTGCACGATAACGCGCTCACTCACTCGCACCTCGCGAAATCGAACTCTGGCATCAGCGTTCGCACGTACTGCCAGTTGATATGCGGGTCGCGACTGTGCGCCGGTGGCGAGAAGTCGCCGCGCCAGCAGCAGGCGACCATATGCGGCGTCCAGTAGGCCCGGCACTTGAAGCCATAATCGAGCAGGTACTCGACAGCCTCCTGCACGGGCCGCCCGATGAAGTCGTGGAGGAGGATGACGCCTGTGTCTTTCAGATGCGCCGCAGCGTTCATTGCATCTTGGAGTGGGCACGGACGATGGTGATCGCCGTCGATCACAACTCCGACGAATGGAGCACATCCGTTGACGCCTGGTCCGTACTTCCCGAGCACCGCAAAGTAATGATCGGATCGCAAGCCCAGCGCTCCGGTCACATGCCCGATGTACTGATCCCCGATGGGATCTGTGTTCTCAGAAAAGCGCTTCACGACTTGACGACGAAACGGATCGTTGGGCATGCGAACATCCGGCCACAGTGGTTCCAGCGCATAAGCGAATCCACCCGCCGCGACGATATGCGCAGTGGTCCATCCGGTGTGCGCGCCGATGTCCAGCCAGTATGGACCGGGCAGCGCCTTGGCGATGTTATACAGAATCGCCGCCTCATCGTGCGTCCAGAATCCGCACTGCTTGTACAAGCTGAACTCGGGATCATCGTCGGCCTTCTCGGCCCAGTCGCTCAGCACGTCGTGCCCCATCGAATGCGCCATCACGCGAGAATGTGCGTAGTGGAAGTACGGCTGAAGGTCGGGTGCTTCGAGATTGGAGCGATAAATCATTCGCCGTACATCTTCCGCAGTTCCGCGAGGTCCTTCTGCTTCTCGCGGTGCTTCGCTGCCATGACGCAGGCAACGTAAAATGCGAGCACGCTGATGCCCGCCGTGACGTAGGCAAGGCCGGGGTGGATCAGATACAGACCGTAGCCAACCCCGCCGAGCGGGATCGCGAGGAGGACGAAGCCGAAAAATACTCTCATGCCGCTACCTCCGCCGGTGAAAACCAGCATTCCGCGCACGGCAGCGGATGCTCCAGAATCTTCCGCCGCCAGTCTGCGCTCGGATTGAGGCGGCGGTCGCAATGCGTGGTCATGTCGAGAGCCACGCAGGTGATTTCACGCGCTCGGATGCTCACGCCATTACCTCATTTAGATGCGGCGACGGTTCGTGGCCCGGGAACCCCAGCGCCTTCCGGCCCTCGAATATGGCCTTATAGCGCGTCCAGTGCCCGGGTGAGTTCGCGTCGCGCAGGAACGCGGGCATTCCGGCGGAACTCCCTACGCCATCATCAGGCCGCCGTCCCCAGTGCCGATGAAGTTGGGTAATGTCGCGCCTCTGCCAGAGCACATTGAGCTTCATCGCCACGCGCTGCAATTCCTCATCGACGAACATATGTGTGTAGCTCTCGCAGAGCGGGCCGTTGCCGCCGTACATGCGCTCGCAGAACTCGCGGCCCATCCAGGGCGAGCCGCACACCCGATCAATGTAGGCGCCGCCGTGGTGCTCGCCCCAGCGGTCGCCAGTCGGCTGCATCACGCCGAAGGTGCCTTTGAAGTGCCCCCCACATTCCACGCCGATCCTTTCGGCCCGGAATTGTAGATCCGGCTCGATATCATCGCCACCTGTGACGATCCAGGACGCCTCGCTGTCGCGCTGGATGATCTCCTGGCACAGCAAGTTCACCGCCGCCGCGTAGCCGTGGTAGTCGCCGCTGAGCAGAAGGTCGCAGTCAATTACTTCTTCGCTGGCGTCGCGGAATACGGCGGTCGAGTATCCTTGCCGTCGCCAGTGGTCGATGCAGCGCTGCGCATCGGCGGCGGGTCGCTTCGAGGGGATGGCGTACCAGACGGTCATTGTACTTTTGCTGTCGGACGCTCCGGCGCGCGCTGAGGATTCTCCACACGGACGCGAATGGTCATGCGATCCGCCTCCACTGGTTAGGGTTCTCCGGTATGAGCGATCGCTTGTCCGAGGTATTACCTGGATGGATCCGCGCGACGATCAAACCGAGAGATGGAAACGCCCGCCACTGTCGCCCGTTCGTGAACTCCGCATCTTCACCGATCTGTGCCTCGCTGAATCGACGTTGCTCCCACGTGTCGCGCCAGTAGCAAAACGAAACACCGATGGGCTGCCCCTGCCGGAATGCGTACCGCTCCTGGCGCGGTTCGTCGAGAAACTCCATCTCGTTGTAGCCCACGAGATCGCACTGCGACGACGTTACCAATTGCTCGACCTGCCGCTCGATTCGCTCCGGCGCATAGATGTCATCCGAGTCCCAGTGAACGATGACTTCCCCGGACGCCCGCGAGACGGCCAGGTTGCGCTTGGCTCCGATGGTGAGTTTCTGGGGCAGGCAGAAGTACCGCACGTCAGCGCGGCCCGTCACTGGTTCTTTGAAACTCGGATCGCTGCGATCGTCGATGATGACCATCTCGC